ATGGAACTGGCTCACTCCTGTCAGCGAGAACATAACGAACTGATGCTGGAGCTGATGAAAGAAAAGGATGTTGCAAGCATGTCTGGCCGATTGCTCAATAGATGGGGGCGCGTGAAAAAACCTCAGCTTATGGCAAGGATTGAAAGGCTGGAGCAGCAAGCGCAAATCACCATTCCCGGCCTACCAAGGTGATCATCAACCCTCACATCTGAGTAATGTAATGAGAGCCTCTTTCACAACGGCTCTTAAAGAATCTCTCCGACAAGGGATAACGGTTAGCCACGCTGTGATGTGTAACGAAACTGGTATAGTGGGACAGTCAAAATGGAGGATTCATGAAAATAGACCAAGACTATCTCAAAAACCTTTTGGAAGCTTTTGAATCTGAAAAGGAGCCTCAGACAGATATACTCAAGCTCAAGGAAAAGGGCTTTGACTACATGTCTAATAGCTTTGTTTTCCACATGAGATTGCTAAATGACAGGCGGCTAATTTGCCAGAGCGATGGAACACCGGGGTTTGGGTTGAAGGAATCGGCTGACGGGCAATTTCACTGGGGTGTTCTGCCTATTCGTCTCACTGCGGACGGACATGATTTCATAGAAGCACTGAGGAACAAAGAAGTCTGGAACACCGTTAAGACTGGGTTCAAAGATGCAAGTATCGGCACTTTAGTGGATGTTTCAAAACGTTTGCTTGAAGGATTTTTGCAGAAGAGAATTGATAATATCTTGGGTTCTTAGTCTGAGCTCGAAAAAAAAGCCTCGTTAAGTCGGGGCTTTTATTTTTGTGCTGAAAACTGCATTCACTGAGTTCATTTTTCAACATAAACACAATCATCGGCTGATGGGTGATATATGGCGGGATTAAAAGATCTGACGTCTCAGCTTCAGTCATTAAAGAGGCAGATGCCTTTTGCGTTATCTCAGGCGATCACAAGCGTAGCCCGTGAGATTGCAGCCGCTGAAAAAACAGCGCTGACCCGACGTCTTGATTCGCCCACACCGTTTACAGTGAATGCAGTGGGATCAACAGGAGCGCGTAAAAGCAATCTTCAGGCTAAAGTTTTTGTTCGGGACATTGCCGCTAGCTACCTCGCACCGTTTGAGTTCGGTGGTCAGCACAAGCTCAACAGTAATGCGCTGCTTAATCCCAAAAACATAAAGCTGAACAAATACGGCAACCTGCCACGCAATAAACTGAACCAGTTAAAGGCAAAAGATAACGTTTTTATCGGTGCGGTGGGCAGCCGTAACGGCGTTTTCCAGCGCGTTAAGTCCAGGAAAGGAAAAAAAGTTAAAAAACGTCTGAAGCGTTCAGCTAACGGCACACGCCGGCCGCGTAATAAATCACCAGCACCAAAGCTGCTTATTCAGTTCGGCAATGCACTGCCTGTCAAACCAGTGCTGGGGTATATGGACAGGGCTGAGAAAATGGCCGGTGCTCTGATGCCCGCGGCACTGAGTGCTGCAATCAGTCAGGCGCTGAGAACGGCAAAGTAATTTATCTGTTTATGATGTTCTGCAAAGATGGTGTGATTAAAATATTTGTCACAACAGCAAATGGATAAATGCCAATGAACGTTAAAGCAATTGCACTGGGTGTAGCGTTGTTACCTTTTCATGCTTTTGCGTCAGTATGTGCTGACATGGACGGCTTTACTGCCCCGGTGGATCAGTCCGTACCAAGCGAACCTTATTTTTTCAAGACGGCAGCGATATGCCTCAATGGTCAGGACATAAGCGGTAAGTTTAAGCAGTATCCTGACGATGTAATAACCGGCGCATTCTCAATGCATAATGGTGATGGAAATCATTTTTTTGCCAGCGTCTACAGTGAAAAAAACAATTACGCCCGTATCTATTTCCTGAATTATGCGGGAGGAAGGGCCACGGCTTTGGTTATTTTCCAGAACCAGCCAGGCAAGTTCGGTGATGAGCCTAAAAAATCGATGGCGAATCTATCCATTAACTTTTATGACGATAAAACCTCCACATTATATTTCAGTACCGATGCCTGGGCTCAGGCGCGAGCATTGCATGTCTTGACCTGGTCTGATCCGGGCAATATAGGTGCTCCTTCAGAGAGCTTTCTACATGACGGCACCTTTCAGGGTGTTTATAAAGGCATGCCCATTGTTTCTACAATCCGCCATGATGATAAAGGTGCTTATTTCCCTGCATATTTGCTTCGCAGTGATGGCACAGAGTTTTGTGCGGTTGATACACGCCGGCAGATCTGGCAGTTATCACCTAAATGCCTTGAGCCCGGCGACGACTACCGCGAAAGGTAATGGATGTTACGTCTACTGCCCCGAAAATGAATCATTGATGAAGATGATAACTGTTATCATTTGAATGGGTCCCTCCTGAGACCTTTTTATTTCACGGGCATTGCGCGCCGCGTTCTCCGGCTAGCTACGAACTTTTGAAATTTGGGTAACAGGTAACAGCCAGGGTAACACATGAATCAGTCCGATTTTGCAAAGCTACACGGAGTCAGCCGGAAGACGGTGACCACGTGGAAGGCCCGTGGCTGGCTGGTTCTGGACGGTGAAGAGATAAATGTTGATGCCTCAAATGCCCTGATCGAGCGCTTCCGTAAAACTGTTACCCGACCCGAAAAAAAAGCACCAGGTAACAGCCAGGGTAACAAACAGGGTAACAAGTCAGGTAACAGACAGGGTAACAACGCGAAGGGTAACAAATCCGCTCAGACCCGTGACGAGGATCGCGCCGAATCGGCTTCGAAAGTCGTTGAGCGCATCATCAGCGCAAACGGTCTGGAAATGACGCTGGATGAAGCGCGCCAGATGAAGGAAAACTATCTGGCCCTGCTGACCCAGCTGGAGTACGACATCAAGTCCGGCCAGGTTCTCCCCTACAAAGACATGATCGCCGCTGTCGGTCAGGAATATTCACGCATGCGAACACGCCTTATTGCCATTGCACCTGAACACGGTCCTCGCCTGCGGGTGCTTGCCTCAACCACCAGTGATGCGGAGTTTGTTGCAGCGCTTCAGGAGGTGGTTCATGAGGCAATGGAGGAGTTAAGCCTGGATGAAAATGATAAACGAGGGCATCAGTAACTCCGCAGCATGGCATAACTTTAGCGGTGAGTTGACCGCAAGACGCAGTGATATCCGTCCTCCTCTGCCGCTGTCCCTGAGTCAGTGGGCCAATACTTACGCCGTCCTGTCAAAAGAGACCAGCGCCCAGACCGGGCGGTTTCGCTCGTTTGGTTATCAGGACGGCATGATGGACGCCATTACCGATCCGCACGTGACCCAGGTGTCCGTGATGAAATCGGCCAGGGTGGGTTACACCAAAATACTCGACCACGTGGTCGGTTATTACCTGCAGCACGATCCGTCTCCGATTCTGGTCGTTCAGCCCCGCGTGGAGGATGCTGAAGACTACAGTAAGACCGAAATCGCGCCCATGCTGCGCGATACGCCGGTGCTGGCCGCCATTACCGGTGACAGCAAGGCGAAAGACAGTAACCAGACCATCCTGAAAAAGCAGTTCCTTAATGGCGCCAACCTGACGCTGGTCGGAGCCAACAGCCCCGGTGGTTTCCGCCGTATCACGTGCCGCATCATCCTCTTTGATGAGGTGGATGGTTATCCGTCCGGCGGTGCCGGTACCGAGGGTGACCAGATAGCGCTGGGCATCAAGCGCTCGGAAACCTTCTGGAACCGCAAGATAGTGCTCGGCTCAACGCCCACGGTTAAGGGCGTGTCCCGTATTGAAAAAGCGTTTGCCGAAAGCGATCAGCGCCATTTCTATGTTCCGTGCCCCCACTGTGGTGAGTATCAGGAGCTGGAGTGGGGCGGTCCCGACACGCCTTACGGCATCAAATGGGATAAGGACGAGAACGGTGAGGGCCTGCCCGAGACGGCGTTTTACGTGTGCCGCCACCATGGCTGCGTCATTCATCACAACGACAAGGCCGGTATGGTGAAGCGCGGCGAATGGCGGGCGCACCGCCCGTTCACTGGCCACGCCGGTTTCCATATCTGGGCGGGTTACAGCCTCTTTCCCAACGCCGCTTGGAAATATCTGGTGGCGGAGTGGCTGCGCGTGAAAGATGACCCGCTCATGCGCCAGACCTTCATTAACCTGGTGCTGGGTGAGGTGTATGAGGATCGCGGCGAAAAAGCACTGAGCGAGCGTAAGCTCACTGAGCGTGGCGAAGTCTGGCCGGCTGAGGTGCCTGACGGCGTGGCCGTGCTGGTGGCCGGGGTCGATACCCAGGACGGTCGTTTTGAAATCGAGGTGGTGGGCTGGGGTCTTAATGAAGAGTCCTGGTCTGTTGCGTTTGATTTCATCGAGGGCGATCTGGAGACGGATGAGCCTTGGCTCAGGCTGGATGCATATCTGAAACAAATCTGGCGCCGGGCCGACGGTCGCGGATTCAGCATCATGGCCACCTGCATGGACTCCGGCGGTCACCACACGCAAAAGGTGTATGAGTTCGCCAAGGCCCGTCTGGGGCGGCGCGTCTGGGCAATCAAAGGTGAGTCGGCACGGGGCGGCAAACGCTCCCCGGTCTGGCCTGCCAAAGCGCCGTCTGCACGCAACCGCAGTCAGTTCAGGCCGGTGATAATCGGCGTCAACGCGGCAAAGGATGCCATTCGTGCCCGCCTGCACATTGAACCGCCCGAGCCGGGTCAGGCCTCCGCGGGCTACATGCATTTCCCTGCCGATCGGGATCTGGGGTATTTCAGTCAGCTGCTGGCTGAGCGGTCGGTGGTGAAAGTGTCAGGCGGCCAGCGCTACCGCGTGTGGGAGCAGTTGCCGGGGCGGGCGAACGAGGCGCTCGACTGCCGGGTGTATGCCTACGCGGCGTTGTGTGGTCTGCTTCATATGGGCTTCAGACTCAACGCCTTTGCGGCAAGCATCGCGGAAAATCCGGACAGGCTAATTGCGCCGGCCGCCGCGCCTGTGGAAAAAACCAGCCTGCGCCTGCCGGGCGCCGTTATTTCTGAGCCTGAACAGCCGGCCAGAAAAAAATCCATCTCACAGCTTCTGGCCTAGGAAAATCATCATGTTCAACCGTAATACCAGCCTGCTTGCCGGGTCGATGACGCCTGCGCAACTGCAGGACGCACTGGTGAAGGCACAGCAGGCTTACATCGATCTGACTACCGGCAGCCGGGGTGTGTCGTTCTCCTATACCCAGGGCGACGGCACCCGCTCGGTGACCTATCAGCAGAGTTCGCTTGCAGACCTTCTGGCGCTGATCCAGCTTCTTCAGGCTCAGCTTGGCATCGTCACCCGTCCGCGTCGCCCGGTAAGGTTCAGATTCTGATGAACGGAAAAGTACAGATACTGGGCGCTGACGGTCATCCGCTTCGTCCCTCCCGCCCGTCGTTTTCTGCGCTGACGGGCGGCAGCCGTGTGTCTTATGACGCGGCGGATTCCTTCAGCGACCAGCTGGCCAACTGGCAGCCTGCGCTCTGGTCGCCGGATAATGAAATCAACATTTACCGCGACCGCATTGTGTCGCGCGTACGTGACCTCGCACGCAATGACGGCTGGGCAAGCGGCAGCATCACCCGCGTGCTGGATAATGCGGTGGGGGCGAATTTCCGGCCCATCCTCAAGCCCGACTACCGCATGCTGGCCATGATGACCGGGAACAAAGCCTTTGATGCCAGCTGGGCCGATGAATACGGCAAGGTGGTGGAGGCGCACTGGCGTTCCTGGGCAAATGACCCCGGCCGGTGGTGCGACGCTGAGCGCAGGCAGACCGTGTCGCAGATGCTGCGCCTGGGATTCCGGCACAAGCTGCTGGACGGTGATGCGCTGGCCGTCCTGCAGTACCGTACCGACAGGCTCGGACACGGGCGCGGGCGTTACGCCACCACGGTGCAGATGGTCGATCCGGACCGTCTGAGCAACCCGCAGCAGAATTTCGACATGCCCCACGTTCGCGGCGGTGTGGAGATTGATGCGGACGGTGCCCCCGTTGCCTATCACATCCGTGAGGCGCACATCGGGGACTGGTTCAGCGGACCGAAGACCATGACCTGGCAGCGGATCCCGCGCGAAACGTCCTGGGGCCGTCCCCATGTCGTGCACGTTACGATCACGACAGGGCCGCGCAGCATCGCGGCAACGGCATCCTCACCCCCGTGGTGCAGCGTCTGAAAATGCTCATCAAGTACGATCAGTCAGAGCTTGAGGCGGCCATTCTCAACGCCGTGTTCGGGGCCTATGTCACCTCGCCTTATGATCCTGAGATGGTGCAGTCGGCACTCGGTGAAAACTATGACGATACCGCGCTGGGTACCTATCAGGACGGGCGGACAGAGTTTCACAAAGACCGGCGCATTTCGCTGCAGAACGGGGTGCGGCTGCCAACGCTGTATCCCGGTGAAAGCATCACCACCGTTAACGCCGCCAGACCCACCAGTAATTTTGAGGGCTTTGAAAGCGCGGCGCTGCGTAACATTGCGGCCGCGACGGGTCTGTCAACGCAGCAGGTGACGCAGGACTGGTCTGACGTTAACTACAGTTCGGCACGTTCGGCGATGCTGGAGGCCTGGAAAACCCTGACCCGACGCCGTGATGATTTTTCGTCCGGCTTTGCGCAGCCCATTCTTTCCGCCTTTATTGAGGAGATCCACGACACCGAGGACTTACCGCTGCCGCGAAATGCGCCGGACTTCATTGACGCCCGCGCGGCCTACTGTCGCGCCCGCTGGATGGGACCGGGACGGGGCTGGGTGGATCCGGTTGCCGAGAAAAAAGGCGCCATTCTGGGGCTCGATGCGGGTATCTCGACGCTCGAGCTGGAGGTGGCAGAAAACGTGGGCGAAGACTGGGAAGAAATGCTGGACCAGCGCAAGCGGGAAATCGACGCCTGTATTGAGCGCAATCTGCCGTTGCCGAGCTGGGCGCAGGCCGATGTTTTCGCGCCCGAAACCATTCGCGATCCGGAGGAAAAGTGAATTTACCCCATCTGGCGCAGCGGCTGTTCAACACGCCGCTGGCTATCCATCCCCGCAAGGCCGAAGTCGTTATGGCCGCGCTCACCGACCGGTTTGGCATTACGCGCATCGAAGCCAGCATGGCGATGGAAGACGATGACGATTATGACTACCGCCGACGGCGACAGACCAAAGCCGATCCCGGTTATGACAACGTCGGCGGCGTGGCGGTGATAAGCATACAGGGCACGCTGGTGCAGAAGCTCGGCAGCCTGCGGCCTTACAGCGGCATGACGGGCTATAACGGCATCCGCCAGGCCTTTCTCACTGCCATGGCCGATCCTGAGGTGGCCGGTATCTGCCTCGACATTGATTCACCCGGGGGCGAGGTGGCCGGCTGCTTTGACCTGGCGGATGAAATCTGGCGTGCGCGGGGTGAAAAGCCCGTTCACGCCATCCTGACCGAAAACGCCTACTCAGCAGCGTATGCGCTGGCCAGTGCAGCCGATCGTATCTGCGTTCCACGCACGGGCGGCGTGGGGTCGGTGGGCGTCATTACCATGCACGTTGACTGGTCGCAGCGCATCAAGGAGAAGGGGCTGGCGGTCACCATCATCACCTACGGTTCACGCAAGGCGGAAAGCAACCCTTACCGCACGCTGTCCGACGAGGCCGCCGCGGCTATCCAGCGCGACATTAACGCCATGGGCGAAATCTTTGTCGGTACCGTTGCGCGCAACCGCGGCATGAAAGAGAAGGTGGTGCGTGACACCGAGGCGGCCTGCTTCATGGCGGCTGACGGCGTGGCGCTGGGCCTGGCGGATGAGGTGATCACCCCTGACGCGGCATTTCTTAACTTACTTAAACTGACCGGAGCCTGACATGGCAAAAAAACCGTTTTCCTTTGCTCACCTGGTGGGCCTGAACCGTTCCGCCGCCGCGCGCGCCGCGGAAGAACACGATGACGACGACGAGGAGAAAAAGGGCAAAAAGGCCCGCAGCCGTCGCGCGGAAGAGCAGGATGATGATGACAACCGCGATCCGGATGCTGATGATGACAGCGACGATCCGGACGCGGAAGACGATGATAATAAGGACCCTGACGCCGATGACGATGACGACAAAAAACGTGATCCGGACGCCAGCGAAGGGGATGACGACGACGGTGATGACGATGAAAAGCGCGACGGGCGCAAGGCACGAACCGCCGAGCGTCAGCGCTGTGCCCGCATTTTTAACAGTTCTTACGCCGCCGCAAACCCGGCGCTGGCGGCCTCGCTGGCCTTTAACACCGGCATGAGCTCCGCCGACGCCATCCGCGTCATGAAGTCATCCGGATCGGCCGCCGCCGCACCTGAGCCGCGTCGCGCCTCGCTTGACGATCGCATGCGCAGTGCGGGTAACGTGCGTCTGGGCCCCGATGGTCAGAAAACCTCGGCAACCCGCGCCAGTGCGGTCGTGGAGAAAATGACCGGTCTCTACAACTCAGCCCGAGGTAATAAATAATGGATCAGTTTGGACAGAATCAGTTTGCGCCGGGAATGACCAGCTCACTCTTCGTGCCGGACCAGCTTGTCAGCGGTCCGCTGCAGCTTGTTACCGACAGCGTGACCATTGCAAAACTGGGTCCGCTGCTTCGCGGTACCGTGCTGGGGCGTCAGTCGCAGAAATCAGCCGCCGCCACGGCGGGCAGTGCCAACAAAGGCAACGGTACGCTGACGGGCCTCACCCTGGGTTCACAGGCCGTGGCCGGTGCCTATACGGTGACCGCCACCGATCCCAACACCTTCCAGGTCACTGACCCGACCGGCGCCGTGCTGGGTAATGCTGCCGTGGGCAGCGTCTATCGCAGTACGCAGGTCAGCTTCACCCTTACCGCGGGGGCTAATGCCTTTGTGGCAGGCGATACCTTTACCCTTACCGTTGCCGCCGGCACGGGCAAGTGGGTGCCGTGCGTGCGCACCGCCACCGACGGCAGTCAGGTCCCGGCGGCCATTCTGGTGGACAACGTGGACAGCACACTGACGGACGTGACAGGCGGCGTGTACCTGATGGGTGAGTTTAACCAGAACCGCCTGATTGTAGACAAAACGTGGTACGTGAACAGCGTGCTGCTGCTGGATGACCTGAAAGCCGCGCTGGTGCCGCAGGGCATTTTCCTGCGTGACAGCATTCAGGCCCCGGTTTCCTGATTTAACTCCCTTTTAAACTGCGCCTTATGCCATTCCCACGGCAGGGTCGCGCGCGTCCGGAATCCGTACCGGCAGTGGCCGGTACGTCTCACAGAGAGAAACCATGAATATTTTTGATACCAACGTCCTGGTGCAGGTCGTTCCCAACCTGATGACCAGTCAGAACTGGCTGCTCGACCGCTTCTTTCCGAACGTGGTGACCTACGAAACGGAAGAGGTGTCGATAGATGTCGATATCGGTAAACGTCGTATGGCCCCGTTTGTGTCGCCGCTCGTGGAAGGCAAGCTGGTTGAGCAGCGCAAATACCAGACCAACACGTTTAAGCCCGCCTACATCAAAGACAAGCGCGCGCCGGATCTGCGCAAGCCTATCCGCCGCCAGATTGGTGAGCGCATCGGCGGCGAATACACCGCGGCAGAGCGCGAAATGCTGAACCTGCAGTTCGAGATGGCCGATCAGATTGACATGATCAACCGCCGCCTGGAGTGGATGGCGGCCAGTGCGCTGGTCTCCGGCACGGTGACCGTCGCGGGTGAGGGCTATGAAACCAAGGTGGTGGATTTTGGCCGCTCAGCGGACCTGACCATTGTGCTCAGCGGGACGGACAAATGGCCGACTTCGGTCCCGTTCGGGCAGACCAACACCCAGCCGTCTGATGATGTTGAAGAGTGGCAGACCACCTATCTCAAAGAGTCGGGCGGCGTGCCAACCGACCTGATTTTCACCAACAAGTCGTGGCGCGCGTTTCGCCTGGACACCACCATCAAGGACAACGCCATCACGTTCCCGGCGCTGAGCCCCTTTGGTAACCAGGTGAATGCTGGTGCGCAGGTCATGAAGGGGGCGGTTTACAAAGGGCGCTGGGGTAACTTTGACCTGTGGCTGTACAACGACTGGTTCATTGATCCGCTGGATAACACCGAGAAACCGATGATCCCCGACGGCGCAGTGATCATGAGCGGTGCAGACCTGATGGGGACCCGCGCCTTTGGCGTCATCCTTGACCCGGCATTCGCCTACGGTCCGCTGGCCTACGCGCCCAAGACCTGGGTAAAAGAAGATCCGGCACAACGCCTGCTGATGATGCAGTCCGCGCCGCTGGTCATCCCGAGTCGTGTGAACGCGTCCCTGTGCGCAACGGTGGTGTGACATGGCAAAAACAGACAATTCAAAAACCGACGACGATATCGGCGGTCTGCCTCCCGAGCTGATGACCGGCGAACAGACCACAACGGTCACGCCGCCTGAAGTAGCGGACGAAGACACTGACGGTGATGAAGAGCACACCGGGAACGACGGAGATGAAGAACCCGGGGATTTTGTAGTGCGTAAGGGGCACACTCTGCGTCACGACGGCAAAACCTACCGTCAGAACAGCCGGCTGCACCTGCCTGCGGATGAGGCGAAACGCCTGATTGCTGCGGGCGTTATTGTTGACTTTGACACGCTTCGCCGCGAGGCGCAGGCGCGTGAGGCCGCATCGGTGTCCGTCAGCTCACCGGGTGTTGCGTCATGAGCGTGAACTGGGACCAGCATCTGCTGGCCCCGCTCCACGGCATATTCGGTGATGCCGTGGAGTTTCGCCCGAACAAGGGCCGTGGCCAGCCGTACACCATCAACGGGATTTTTGACCGGGCGTACACGCAGGAGGTCCAGCCCATGGAGTCCGGCGATCCGTCCATCAATACCACCAAACCCGTGCTGGGCGTGCGTGACGCGGAATTCCGGTCACCGCCGCGCCAGGGCGATCAGCTTTATATTACCGTCGCTGGCGGGCGGACCGTGAATCAGCTTTTCGTGATTGCGGACGTCCAGCCGGACAGCCACGGCGGTACGAAGCTGGTTCTTAACGAAATCAGGGGGTAGGGCATGAATGCCGCCGACATTCGCGGCATGGTGGTGGCCGCGCTCAAAAACAACACCGACGCCGGCGACCGCGTTTATTCGCCGCGCGACTGGCCCACCATGGACGAAGACTTTCCGGTGCTGCTGGTGCAGACGCCGCTGGACGTCAAGCACTCTCTCGGGCGCAACGCGCCGCAGTTCACCACGGTGACCACGGTGCGGATCACCTGCCGCACTCAGGCCTTTGATACCGAAGAGGGCAACACCGGCGCACAGCAGTCAGAAATCGCGCTGGAAACGCTCCGCGAGCAGATTGAGCGCGGCATTATCAACAGTTACGAGCTGACCCGGCAGATCCAGCAGTATCAGCAGGTCCGCTCTGCCGTGGCGGTCAGCAGTGAGGGATCCGGCCATATCGGTGAGCTCACCGTTGAAATTGACGTGGAGTATTACCAGGGGCCCGAAGACTTCTACCCGGTCACCACCGCACCGCTCGCCGGGATTGACCTGGCCGTGAAAATGCCCGACGGCACCCCACAGCCCGGTATGATTATTAACCTTCAGGAGTAACCACATGTTAGTAAAACCCGCTGATGGCAGGCTTGTCCGCTGCCCCGTCAGGGGCACGGTGTTGCCCGAATCCGGCGAAGACGTACCGGAAAACACCTTCTGGACCCGCCGTCTGCGAGACGGTGATGTGATTCGCGTCAAAGACAGTCAGAAGCCCGTGACCGCCGCACCCGCCGCGGCACCCGCATCTGACAGCAGCAAAAACGCAGGAGAACAGTAATGGTTGCTTTCAGCCGTATTCCTGATCAGCTCAGGACCCCGCTGTTTTATGTTGAGTTTGATAATTCGCGCGCCAATACCGCCACCGCCGTTCAGCGTACGCTCATCATTGGCCAGCAGCTTGACACCGCCACCGCGACGCCGGGCATTCCCCAGCAGGTTTCCTCCGACACACTGGTGGCGGGGCTCTGCGGCAAGGGGAGCATGCTGCACGGCATGATGACCGCGTATCAGGCCAACGATACCGCTGCGGAAATCTGGATCCTGCCGCTCGCGGATGCACAGGGCAGCATGACCGCCGCCAGCGGGTCGCTGAAGTTTCTCACCGCACCCAGCGCCACCGGCGTCATTTCGCTGTATATCGCCGGGCTGCGGGTTCAGGTGACGGTGCTCGCCACTGACACGGTGGTCACCATGGCGTCTGCCCTGAGCGCAGCCATTAACGGCACCACCGCGCTGCCGGTGACGGCGCAGGTAACGGCAGGGGCAACGGATACCGTCACGCTGACCGCAAAAAACCGGGGTGCGCACGGCAACGGCATCGACATCCGCATGAACTATCTGGGGCGAACCGGTGGCGAGACCACGCCTGCCGGTCTGACGTTCACCCTGACGCCGATGTCCGGCGGGGCGGGTGCGCCGGACATGACCGCGGCGCTGGCCAGCCTTCAGGACCGGACCTTTGATTTTATCGTCAGCCCCTATACCGACACGGCATCACTGGACGTGCTCAAGGCATTTCTGTCGGACGCCACGGGGCGCTGGGCCTGGGACAAGCAGCTTTACGGTCACGCGTTCAGCGTGGTCAACGGTACTTACGGCCAGCTGGGTACCACTGGTGCCGCGCGGAACAACCAGCATGAATCGCTGCTGGGCGTTTACCGCTCGCCCACGCCCGCTTACGTCTGGGCGGCGGCCTACACTGCAGCGATCGCCCCGAGCCTTCGCAACACACCAGGCAGGCCGACCCAGACCCTGCCGGTCAGCGGGGTACTGGCCCCGGCGCTGGAAGACCGTTTTGACCTACCGGAGCGCAACAACCTGCTGTTCAGCGGGATTTCAACCTTTACGGTCGCCGATGACGGCACCGTGCAGGTTGAAAACATCATCACCACCTACCAGAAAAATGCCTACGGCGATGCCGATGACAGCTACCTGCAGGTGGAGACGCTGTTTCAGCTGATGTTCATTACCCGCTATCTGCGCACCCAGATCACCAGCAAGTTCGGGCGCATGCAGCTTGCCGCCAACGGTACGCGCTTCGCGCCGGGCCTGCCGATCGTGACGCCTAACGTCATCCGTGCCGACCAGATTGCCGAGTACCAGACGCTGGTCTGGAACGGCTATGCGCAGGACGCGGAAGGTTTTGCCAGCGGCCTCATCGTTGAGCTGAATGCGAAAAACCCGAACCGCGTGGATGTCCTCTGGGACGGCACGCTGATGAACCAGCTGCGCATCTTCGCGCTGCTTAACCAGTTCCGCCTGCAGGCCAGTTAAGGAGTCATCATGGCAGGAAATACCTCAAACCGGCTCGCCGGTCTGGCCTACGTCACCGTCGACGGGATCACCATCATGGTGGCCGGCCAGTTTAAATACCGTCCGTCAAAAATGGAGCGCACCACGCTGAGCGGCATGGATACCGTGCACGGGTATAAAGAAAAGCCCGTGCCTGGGTTCATCTCCTGCCAGGTGCGTGATGCCGGTGGCCTGTCTGTGTCTGCCTTCAACAGTCAGACCAATGTCAACGTGATCGCCGAACTGGCAAACGGGAAAACCATCATCGGGCGCGCACTCTGGACGGTCAACACCCAGGAAGTGGACAGTGAAGAAGCCGTATTTGACGTGCGCTGGGAAGGCGCTGATGTGACGGAGAACTGAGATGGCTGAACTTGAAAAAAGCACCGTTATCCCGCTGAGCGTCCCGCTCAGTTCCGATGCGCTGAAACAGACCTGGGAAAGCCTGCCGCTCAAAGCGCCGGTGCTGTCTCAGGTGGAGCAGTTTTACGATGCGCAGGCAAAACGTGGATCCCTTCCCGCCATGCGTCTGCTGCTGTCGCTCACCAGCGGCGTACCGGAGTCGGTTCTGTCCGGCATGGATTTTATCGATTACCGCAAGTGTGAGGAGTACCTGCTCAGTTTTTTGAGCTGGAAGCCCTCGGGCGATGGCAGCGCCTAGCCGCTGAGGTGACCTTTTACTACCGCTGGCCGCCGGACAGCGCCTGGGCAATGAGCCTGCAGCGCCTGTCCTGGTGGCAAGCCCAGGCGGTGCGCATCAATCATCTGAGAAAAGGGGGCGACGACGATGGCTAACGTGTTTGACTTCACGCTCGCCGGTAATGACGAGGCGAGCGCCGCCATCGCGCGTATTGAAGAGGCCGTCCGCAAACTTGAACCGGAGCTGGATAAAACCCGCGATGCGCTGAAACTCGGCGGACAGGAGTCGGCGGGCGAGCTCAGCACGTTTACCCGCTACCTGCAGGGGATGTCGCAGGCCGCACGGGACAACGTACAGTTTATCGGCGACATGGTGCCGCCGCTCAAAATGGTAGGGGAACTGGCCGGACGGTTCGGGGGCATTGCCGGAAGAATGGGCGTCGCGGGCGTTGCCGCGTATGGTCTCGCCAGAGGCGCGCAGGCGCTTGCCGGTAATATGAAAGAGGCCGCTGACAACGCCTACAGCCTGGACGTGGCTGCAAAAAACAGCGGTATGCGGGTTGATGATTTCACCCGCCTTTCCGGGGCCATGCAGATTCTTGGCGCTGACAGCGACGGTGCGCGCGCGTCGGTTGAGGGCATGTACAAAACCTTCAACGATGCTCTGCAGGGGCGTAACGGCAGCGTGCTGTCTGTGCTCAGCCAGATGGGCGTGCAGATTGTTAAAAACAAAGACGGCACCGCCGACGTCATGCGCACGTTTGAGCAGCTGGCGCAGGTATTCCCGTCGCTGACGCCGGATCGCCAGAAAACGGTCGCGGACGCGTTAGGCCTTGATGCCAGTGGCCTGGCGTTGTTACGTGAAGGGGCGAAGCTGAAAGCTTACCTCACCCGAGCAGATGAGCTGGGCCTCACCGTTGATCCCAAAGTTAACACGCAGCTGGTGGAGCTGAACCGCAACCTGACTGGCCTGAGTGCGGCCTGGGACGGCTTTAAAAACCGGGTCCGCCAGAAGGTGGCGGGCGGTCTGCTTTCCGACGGCTCTGTTAATGACGGCCTGCGTGGCGTCGGGCGTCTGATGCAGAATCCCGGCGATCCGGTGGCACTGAATGAGGCTCTGGGTAATCTTCGGGGCAGCGAGGGCGACTGGGTACGCCGGGCCAGAGACGATAAAAAATACCTGAATTCGCTGCCCGCCGATGAGCAGGTGAATCTCATCACGGGTCAGATCACCGACAAACAGCGCCGTGATCTGCGAGAACGTTACGGCCTGGGCGATCAGGCAAGTGTGCTGCAGGGCGATATTGCCGCTGCACTTAAAGCACCCTCTGCTATGGTTCCCGCCGCCTATACCGGCCCGGGCACGGGGGGTAACGCCCGCGGTATCCGAAACAACAATCCGGGCAACCTGCGTGACGCCCCC